CTCATTATTTACTATTACGACAAACGCAGTTTATCACGAATTGCATCGGATAGTACGTCAAATTCGGAAGGAGAGTGACTCGGATTTAATACGTATTTTGTTTAGAAAGAATCATCTGATGGAGAATTTTTCCGTGACCTTGAGTGATCCTACTTGTAAACATACACCCACTTGTCATTGTAAGTTGCAGGTTAAAGGCCTGTCTCATATGACTATGGGTTTTACTTTTGAGTCTACAGAAGGCCCGCGATCTGAGCAGACTCAGCAGCTTATACAGGCGTTGAAAGCGACTATGAAGTGTACGGAGTCCGGTATAGAAGTCGTTCAGGATAGTGAGATTGCCCAGCTTTCTAACCTATTGGAGAAAGATGGTAATATCAAATTGATACCGAATCCTATCGATAAGGGTGGTTTCCCTTCATCGGACATGCTTTTGGGTTTGGTGCCTGAGATAAGTGATGCTCTTAAAGATGCCGATCAGGAGTATTTTGAGTTGCGTTTTCCTTTTGTAACAGCGACCCGCGATGAGTTGAGTCGATGGGTGTGGTTTGATGGCCCGGCTAGGATTTTAGCTCGGGCAGTCTCACCTACGGAAGAAAATCCTGGTCCACTTCAGGATTGTGAAGGTGGTACCCATACTTATGACGTTCCCCCTCTTTGGGCAACTATATTACGTCGAGAGTCTCGTTGGCGCCAGGCTTTTGGTAAGATTAATAACCGTCCCGTATATACTTATGCCAAGGCTGATCTTTACCCACTTAAATATCTGTATGTTGTCTTGCAGCAGAATAAGAAATCCCATCTCATTAATGCTAAGGGTAAGACTGTTTTAAAGAATATTGTCCCTGCATTGAGTCACCTTTACCGTATGTTGGGTGTTCGGGTCTTTGAGACGATCCGATCCCGTATTTCTGTAGAGGATGATCTTCATGGTATGTACCTCGGCTCAGCTGCTGGTGCTAATAAGGGTCAAGTGAGAGAAATTAGAACCGGAACTATGAAGGTTAGCGTCTCACCGTATGGTAAGAAATATGAGATGCATGGTTTTGATTTGGATGTTTTTCTTCGCCTCATTCGTGAGGGGAAGGATATTCCTGTGTATTGGATTATCACCCCTAAAGGTGAAATCTTTTATACTTTTGATAAGCAATGGTGTGATATTAAGTGGCAGAAGTTCAAGGACAAGTGTCGTGTTTTTGTCATACCTTCTTCTAACTTTGTTGTTCTTGAGCGCTTGGTTTCCAAGGTTCGTATGCTTAAAGAAAGAGGACCTTGCATTAGAATCGGTCACAAATGGTCTCGTGGTGGCATGGATTCGATTGCTGAATGCCTAGGTATTGATTTAACGAATTGCCTTGACTCTCTCCTCTGTGATGGAGACGTTGACAAATTTGATATGAGAGTTAAAGCTTATTTCGTTAATTTGTACTATAGTTCTATGTTAGTACATGAGGATCCTAGATCAGAGGACTATGAATTAAAGAAGAAGATAATAAA